TAAGAGGCAGTGAGTACCCAGAATGCAACCATTGCAAATCTGCCATTAGCTCTCTGCCATATAGCGACGTTAGTCATTAGAAAACACCAGGGATGATTTGTCCTGTTGTTACGTAGGCTCCAAGAGCAGCTACGATACCGATCATTGCAAGCTGACCGTTTGTTCTTTCAGCCTGTTCCATGATGAAGTTTTCTTCGTTGTTGTTCATAAGTCTTGGTGGTGTTTCTTTTGCGAAAATGTTTTGTTTACCGTATTCGGTTATAACTGTCATTGATTTAAGAGATAGGTGAATGGCGAGGATGATCGGTCAGGTCGCCATGACTATCTACTTCTTCTTTGTACCTTTCTTAGGTGGTCTACCTTTTTTAGTACCGTATGTACCGGGTCCGTATGGCATGTTAAAAATTAATGTTTGATCGTTCTAGTTTTTGCATGATTGCATCACGGTATGCAGGGTCGTCGTGATACTTAGGATCATTCATAGCTTCAACCATTTCTTGTTGACTATTGAATACATCTCCCTGTGCTTTAGGTGCTTTACCTGTAACCATCTGACCTTCTCTACCAACTGAGTCTTGATATCTTAAAGCCATTGATTGAACAGCAAAGTAAGCAGCCAAGGGATTGCCTTGATCCATTACTGCATCAAATAAGTCAATCTCTTGACGAGGCATAGATTGTTGCGCCCATCCAAGCATTTGATTGTAGTTCTCTTCACCACCTACAAGTCCTTGAATCTGATTTACATCTTCCTCTGAGAAATCTCTGTACTGAGGTGTGCTTTGCATCCTATCTCTCTGTGCCATAGCCATCTTGGCTACCTCAACAGGGTCAGTATTTCTAAGCTGTTCAAAGGTTTCTTTAGTAAGCTTGTCATTAGTACCCTCTTCCCAGAGGATGTCTAATAGATTCGGCTCATAATCATTCGAGCCTTCCTCCTCAGTTTCATTTGTGGATTCTCGATCCTCTGAAACTGGCTCAGATTTTTCGCCCAATTTTTTTTCGAGTTCCTTATACGCACTCTCTAATTCTTGAGCATCTTTATATTTACCAGCAAGTAACTTCTCTTGCTGCTTTTCCATATGATCTCCAATTAATAGAGAGTCTTTTTCTTCTATTGATAAATCATTAACGGATTCAGCATTCTCTGTATTAGTTACTGGCTCCATTGTAAATGTTTGATCTTCGCTCATTACTGTGTAGGTGGTTGTTGTTGATCACCAGCTAATGCAGGGTTCTTAGAAGGGTCCATTATTGGAGTCTTCATCATTGCAGTTTGATTCTCTGCCTGTTGTTGCTGCATAGCCATTTGTTGTACTTGTTGCTCTTTAGCTTGTATCTCTTGCATGGACTTCACTAAGTTCAATACATCAATACCTGATGCTGCTGCCAAGCGTTTGATAACTTCCTCTGGATTGATATGTTTTTGTACTGCCTCTGGTCCCATTGTTTGAGAAACTATTGTTAGGAACTGACCTAAGCTTTCTCTATCCTGACCACGACCCAGTGCATTAACACCAGCTACGATAGTAGGTTTAACAATATCCTTTGGTAGACGTGGTATCTTTCCAGACTTTTGGAATTGATTAAGTATTCTGTTTAGATATGGAAGTAAGAACTCAGTAGTAAGAAGACTGAATAGCCCACCTAACTGTTGCTCCAACTCCATTTGTGTGAGGCGTACCTCTTCAGCTGTTGTTCGTTCACTCTGTCTAACTTGCATAACTAAGAACGCTTCATTAAGTCTGCGTTCTAGTTGTTGCATCATCTGGAATGCAGTACCGAAGTCTGCACTCTTACCTACCTGTACGACTCCAATGTCATCAGGTCTACCTTGCACGATTGCGCCGTTCCCTGCGTTAGCAAGGGTACTTGGTTTAGTCGTAGAGCTAGGTGATACGGTGAACACAACTTTAGCTGCAGCTGCTGATCCTTCCACTAAGGCTTGGGACAGTGCTTCTAATGATTTTAAGTCGCCAATAAATTGTCCGACTCTACCTCTTCCGTAATCCTCACCATCCACTGTGTTAAATCTCAATGGAATCCAAGGTGATACATCAACAGGTGATTTCCCGTAGGACTTAGGTAATATTTTTCCGTGTACTTCCTGATGCCAGACATATCTGTTGTTGTCTCGTTTGACATGGGTGTAGATGTCGCACTCGTCATTATTATCAGGTGAGTTATCAACTGTGGTATCGTACTCTTGTAAGACATCCTCTGGTAGTTGATCCTCTATTAATTTCTTAGCAATAGTTTCTTTCGTTACTATTTCAATCACATTGCCGTTACCGTCTCGTTCTACAACGTAGCGATTAAGCGGGAATACTTTCAGACCATCCTTACCCATAAAGATAAGTGCATTGCCTCCTACAACTAAATGTAGGAGAGCTTCATGCACAACAACACGATCATTTGAAGAAGCTATTGCCTCTAAGATAGTGCGTTCAATCTTTGCAAAAGATAAGTCTAGTTCTGATTTAACCTCTGGAGGATATTCCTCTCCAAGTTGTGAGTCATCCATCTGCAGCTTGAAGAAGCTGGTCTGTATAGGGAGCATTGACTGCATAAGTTTTGCTGCCAATGTCACTGCACCTTTTGCTCCAACACTCTGCCAAGGTGTAGGTAGATGTCTCATCCCCTTGGTGTATTGATCCTTGAGTATTAAATATGGAAGAGTTAATTCCGCTGCTTGTTCTGCTTCGTCTAGAAACTGGGTACGTTCCCCGGACAAATAGTCGTATCTAGATTTTGCTGTCATTTTATTAAACTGATGGGCTTAGATTCAATGAGCTTGATGACGCGGAGTCATCTGATGATGATGATGAGCCACTACCTGATCCAAAGTTATCTTTAAACCAAGTACCCATACCTGTGAGATATTTCATAGGATCGTAAGCAGCTTGTACACCGCCGGGGGTTAGACCACCGTAACCATACTGACTACCTTGATAGCCGCCACCGCCGTAGCCACCGCCAAAGCCGCCGCCACCCATGACAGACATAAGCATCATGAACTTCATGAAGTCACTCATGCCATCAGATGCAGTGTCATCACCTTTTAAGAAATCTTTAAAGGCATCTGCATCAGCAAATTGATTCCACCATCCAGTAGTATTACCACTACCAAATGTTTGATTGTTCTCACCACCCGGTACTGGTGTAGTAGCTGTTATCGGATCATTCTGATAGTAAGGACTAGGTAATGTGCTATTAGGATTATTTGCATTATAAGTAGCGTTTAAAATACCAGCTACATTCTTTGTAGTTGGGTTAGTTGAGGTACCTGCACCAGCCATACCTTCCCAGATAGTACCTGTTAAATCTCCAGCTAAGGCACCTCCAGGAGCAAAGTGAGAAGCCCATGATTTCTTAAGTGGGTCAGTTTGTGCTGCATCAGCAACCCAAGTATCAGCTATAGATTGGTTTGGATTTACACCACCTATCCAACTTGATTTATTACCTTGTGCATCTGTTGTAACTGATTGACCTTCTGGTGATGCTTGAAGATGTTCTAACAAGCCTTCTATGGTAAGTCCTTTGTTTTCCATTTCATCAGCCCAGTAATCAGCACCACCGAGTGTTCCAAATGAAGCGGGTCTACCAAATGTATCTTGATAGGCTTGGTTTATTGCATCTTTAGTAGATTGTTGATATGCCATTTAATTGTCCTGTTTAATTCGGTTATTAATCCAATCAACTACTGAGCGTTGACCAGATCTGTACATAATTGTTTCCAAAGAATCCTCTGGAGATGGAGTCACTTGTGGGTAGATATCCTCAAGCTCAGCGAGGATTGACTCTAGGTTTGGTCCGAGTATGGACTCAAGAGT